TGGTGTTGCTAGACCTGATGGAGTAGGCGATACAAGCGACCTAACAAATGTTACTGCTAAAGGACCGCCGGGAGAAGACGGAGAACCGATAATACTAACAGCACAAGTTGCAAAAGTTATGGCACCGAATTTCCAAGCTCTTATTGACGAGTTACAAGAAGAATATGGATATGTAATCGAATCTATAGGAGGTTATAGGGATCCTACGGTAGCTGGTATAAACCAAGGGGACGGAACATACAGTAGAACCGTATTCAGTTGGCACAACAGTGGTCTTGCGATAGATATCAATCCAGCGTACAATCCATTCAAGAAACCTAGACCTGCAGATGCTCCAGATCCTTACACAGATATGCCTGCAGGCGGAACAGGTAGTTTAATGAGTGCGCTTGCTGCAAAACACGGCCTAGGTTGGGGCGGTGATTGGACAGGAAGTATTGATGCCATGCACTTCTCAGCAGGTCCAAACGAAGGCGGATCTTTTGATTGGGTGCGTGATGGAACTATACCTAGAGGAACTGCTTCACAGTTAGATACAACAGATGACGCAAGAGCTGCTAGAACCAATGCAGAACCAGAAGCACCACCTGCTAACGGCAACGGCAACAGCGGAACAGCAGTTGATAGCACAGATGATGCAAGGGCTGCTAGAACCAATGCAGCCCAAGAAAATCCTGATACTAATGATCCTAGAGGTAGAGATCAAATTCCTACTAGCGGAACAACACAAGTAACAAGCACGCCAACAGCCACAAACTCAAGTGCTCCAGTAAATAGCCAAGTAAGTAGCAGTGACCTAAGACCGTACTTACCGCTTACACCATCTGACAATAGATATGACTATCTCACAGGCGATAAAATTAGGTCAATTCTAGCTAGCAACGGCGGAGGAGGCAGATAATGGCTCAGAGTAGCAGAACCACACATAATGCATTACGTAATGAAATTGCTACTCACGGCAATGGACCATTTGAAGCAAGAGTGGTAAGTGCTTTAGACCCTGGTTATATGGGAAGCCTGCTTGTTGATGTTTTACGTAGGGCAGATAGCGGTTCTTTACCAGAAAAAATTGGTAACAGTATTGAAGCAAAATATCTATCACCTTTTTATGGTACTACAGGGTTTCAACACAATCAACCAAACGACGGGTATGCAGCAACACAAAAAAGTTATGGTATGTGGGCTGTACCGCCAGATCCTGGCACAAGAGTTTTAGTTATATTTGTTAATGGTGATATTTCACGTTGTTATTGGATTGGTTGTATACAAGACAACTATATGAATTTTATGGTTCCTGATGGTAAAGCTAGCACTGAAATTACAACAGACGCAACACCAGCAAATTTACGAGGAGAACGTTTACCTGTTGGCGAATATAACAAATTAATAGACACAGGCAATAGACGAGATCCTACAAAATTTAGAAAACCTTATAATATAGATTTCACACAAGTTTTAGAAGTTCAAGGTCTAATACAAGACGAAGCAAGAGGACTTACTACATCAAGTGCAAGACGAGATATACCAAGCAGCGTGTTTGGTATTAGCACACCTGGTCCTTTAGATAAAAGAGACGGTGCACCAAAAGGACTTGTAGGGCCTGCCGGCGCCAAAGTGAATAGATTTATAAACCGTTTAGGCGGCAGCAGTTTTGTAATGGATGACGGCGACGACAAGTTTTTGCGTAAAACTTCTCCCGATCTTGGCCCTCCGGAATATGTAAACAAAGAAAATGGCGAAGAAGGCGGAGATCCTACTATTCCGCATAACGAATTAACACGCATTAGAACACGCAGCGGACACCAGATTCTAATGCATAATTCCGAAGACTTCATTTACATTGGAAATGCCCGTGGAACTGCTTGGGTAGAACTTTCAAGTGATGGTAAAATAGACATATATGCTAATGACAGTATAAGTGTACACAGCGACACTGATATAAATTTAACTGCTGACAGAGATGTTAACATCGAAGGTGGAAGAAATGTAAACATTCGTGCAAGTGCAAGATTTTCAGAGTACGACGACGATGAAGGTGCTAGCGGTAATGTGCAGATAGAAAGCAAGTATAACATGTTCCTACGTGCAGATCAAGACATGAGATTGCATGTAGAAAGAAATCGCGACGACTATGTAAAGACTGATTTTAACACAGTTGTTAAAGAAGGAAACTTCCAACATAATGTTAATGCTGGATTTAACAGACAATATTCTGAAACAGAATATTTTGTACAAACAGGCGGAACATACGCAGCAGAAGCTATGTCGGGAAGAATGGACCTGTTAGCTAGTGCAGATTCTCTTTTTATAAGAGCCGGAACAGATGTACACTTACAAGCAGGAGGTAAAATTGCAGGCGACGGCAATCCAAATATATTCTGGAACAGTGGACAATCAGAACCAGCAGCAAACCCTGTTCCTCCAGGCGGTGCTCAACAAGTTGATTTGTTACAAAATCATAATCTTCCAAAAACATCACCTGGTGTTTTAACTCCTGCAGATGTTGTAAGTATTGTGCGTAGAATGCCAAGTCACGAACCTTACTATCATCATGAAAATTTAGATCCACAAAAGTTTAAGAAAGACAAAACTGATCAGCAAGTTGAAGATCCTTTTGAGCGTATCACACAAATACGCACAGCTGATACGTTCCAGAAGAGTGTTGCAGGCGGTACAAGAGAAAGCGGTGTAGCAAGCACAGCAGGTTTCGGACCAGCAGCTAGTACTAGTGGTACTAGACCTGTTACACAAACACCAGACTTTACAAGTGTTGCAGCAGGAGGCGATTTACTTGACGTTATTGCACAAGCAGAATCGGGCGCAAATTACAACACAGTGTTTAGTAACAGTAGAATAACTCCTAGACAATATATAGGTAAAGATCTTACTGATTGTACTATTACGGAAGTGTTGCAATGGGCCGATCATAGTACAGATGTACTAGGTAGTGCTAGTAGCGCAGCAGGAAAGTACCAAATTATAAGAAGTACAATGCGCGGACTTATAGGACAAGGTGTTGCAAGTGTTGACGAATTATTTAATGCAGAAGTACAAGACAGAATGGCTAATGCACTGTTGAAAAATAGAAGAATTGAGCAGTATATTGCAGGATCACTTTCTGAAGCACAGTTTGCAATTAATATAGCAAAAGAGTGGGCAAGTATGCCTGTGTGTAGTCGTACCCAAGGTAGATATCGTACGGTCAATCCAGAAGAAAGTTATTATGCAGGCGACGGATTAAACAAATCACTTGTTGATCCAGAAGTTGTAATTGCTGCTATAAGAGCACTAAGACCACAAGAAACAAATGCACCAGGCGCTCCACCTACTAGATCTGCAGGGGCACAGTAAGGAATTGATATGAGTACACTAGAAAAAAATCTTTATAAAAGAGTAAATGTTTCTACAGCACAAGGAGAAATAAAACCAGCAAGCAGTGCTGCATATAGAAGTATATCAACTGTCAGCGATGAAAATGACGGTTTCCGTTTATATGATCTTGCTGTTATTAAACAAGATATTATTAACCATTTCCATATTCGTCAAGGTGAAAAATTAGAAAATCCAGAATTCGGTACTATAATTTGGGATGTTTTATTTGATCCGCTAACTGATGATCTTAAAACTGCTATTGTAAAAAATGTAGAAGATATTATAAACTACGATCCAAGGGTAAGTGTAGATCAAGTGGTTGTTGCAGAATACGAACAAGGTATACAAATAGAATGTATGCTGATATATTTGCAGTATAGTATTGCAGAAACCATGCGTTTACAGTTTGATCAAAACGCTGGTTTACTTGGCTAAAAAATAATATACGCACTTTATAAATCAAATAAATACTATACAATAGAGGAACGCAAATGTCAGCAACAGATAGACAAAATAGATTATTAGTTGCGGAAGATTGGAAGCGAGTTTACCAAACTTTCCGTAATGCAGATTTCCAAAGCTATGACTTTGATAATCTACGTAGAACAATGATTAATTACCTTAGGAAAAACTATCCTGAGGACTTTAACGACTACATTGAAAGTTCAGAATATCTTGCACTGATTGACCTTATTGCGTTCCTAGGTCAAAACCTTGCATTCCGTATTGATTTAAATGCTAGAGAAAACTATCTAGAACTTGCAGAACGTAGAGAAAGTGTACTACGTCTAGCACGTTTGCTTTCTTATAACCCTAAACGTAATCAAGCAGCAAATGGTCTGCTTAAAATGACAGCTGTCCGTACTACAGAAGATGTACTTGATAGTAATAATGTAAACTTAGCTGGGCAAACCATTGAATGGAATGATAGTACAAACACTAATTGGTATGAGCAGTTTATTAAAGTTATAAACACTGCATTACCTGTAAATGGTGTTTTTGGAAGACCAAACAAAAAAGAAACTGTTAGCGGTATTCCTACAGAACAGTACAGAGTAAACGGTATTAATACAAATGTACCTGTTTATAGTTTTGAAAAGCCTATTGAAGCAAAGTCAACACCTTTCCAAGTTGTTAGCACTGATATAGAAGATGGTAATTTACAAGAAGAAGCGCCTATTCCAGGTAATAACTTTGCGTTTATTTACAGAGACGACGGCCAAGGAGCAGGAAGTACAAACACAGGATTCTTTGCACACTTCCGCCAAGGATTAATGAACACTGGAGAATTCAGTGTAACTCAACCTACATCAAATCAAACCATTGCAATAGACACTACAAATATCAACAATTCAGATGTTTGGCTTTATAAACTAGATTCAAATGCAAACGAAAGCGAGTTTTGGACCAAACTTGAAGCAGTTGAAGGTAATAATATTATCTATAATAGTTTGACAAAACAAATTAGAAATGTTTACACAGTAAACACTAGAGTAGATGATAGAATAAATTTAGTTTTTAGTGACGGCGTTTTTGGTAACTTACCAAAAGGCAATTTTAGAGTTTATTACAGAACCAGTGCAAATAGAAATATGATTATTTCTCCTCAAGCTATTAACGGCATTGAAATTGAAATATCATATTTGAGCAAAACAGGCAAAGTTCATACTCTTACAATGACATATTCGTTACAGTATACAGTAAGTAACGGTCAAATTAGCGAAACAAACGAAAGTATTAAACGAAGTGCTCCTAGCACGTATTACACACAAAATAGAATGATAACCGGTGAGGATTATAATGTTGGTCCTCTTGGAATAAGTCAAGACATTGTTAAAGTAAAAAGTGTAAACAGAACATCGAGTGGTATTAGCAGATATTTTGATTTAATTGATGCCACAGGAAAATATTCGAATACTAACTTGTATGGCAACGATGGTGTAATTTACAAACAAGAAGTAACCGGAAAAACTAGTTTTACTTTTAACACTCAAACAGACATTGAAGGTGTTATTATCAATGATATAGAACCTATACTTGCAGACAGAAAAGTAAAGCATTTTTACTTTGATAAACTGTCAACTGTTCTTGCAGGTGATTTAGGTGCATACTGGAATGTAGTAAGCGAAGATGTAAATTCTTTCAGTGGATATTTTGACGATATTGATAACACTAAGTTTGAGGTAGGTTCTTATACATCAACTTCTCTTAGATTTATTGAGCCTGGTAGCATTATAAAATTTGTAGCTCCTCAAACTGAATCGGGATTCCCGCAACACTTCATGGAAGACGGCACAATAATGCAAGGTGTTGCAGATCATCCAGGATCAAGAGATTATATTTGGACTAAAGTTTTACAAGTTGAATCAAATGGAATTGATAGCTCTGATCCAAATCTTGGCGGTATTATATTAAGTGATAAAATACCAACTGGAGCACAGATTGATCAAATACGTCCTAGACTTGCAACTAGTCTATTAGACGATGTAAAAACTGAAATAATTGATCAAGCATTTGCTTACAATGATTTTGCTCTTAGATATGATAGAGAAGCAAGACAGTGGCGATTAATCAAAGAAACGGATATAGATAAAAGAAGTAATTTTGCAACAGGTTTTGCTGGAGACGTAAGTAATCAGAATCTAGATGCAAGTTGGATTGTTTTATTTGAAACAGATGGTGAAACATATACAATAACCTATCGGGCGCAGCGTTACGTTTTTGAAAGTGACAAAGAAATACGTTTTTGGTACGATTCTAATGACAAAATATTTGATAGTAAAACTGGCAAAATTGTCAAAGATAAAATTAGCTTGTTAAACATTAACACTAAGCCTGGAGAAATTTCTAGTTTTACAAGATCGTTTGATTGGGAAGTACTAGAAGAATATAGAGATGCTGAAGGTTATGTTGACAGTACTAAAGTAGAAGTAACATTTTCGGATGTTGACAATGACGATACTGTAGATGATCCTGAATTGTTTGAAGTTTATTGTATCGACCAGTCTGTAAATGCAGACTTACCGTTTGTATTTTTAGAAAAGTATCGTACACAAGCAGGAACGGAAGATTTTAGGTACATCGGTAAGACTGATCTAGGAGTACACATAGTTGGAGAATTAGGTGAGTATGACGGACCAATTGGATCTTACAGTCAATACGATGACGGACAATTGTTCTATTATCCTACAACTAATACCTTTAGAAAACTAGACACCCGTGTGCCAGAATTAAAATTTACTGCTGACTACAGAGCATTTATTGGTAGAGATAATATTAAATTCCAATATGTGCATGTAGCAGATACAAACGCAAGAATTGATCCTAGTGCAAGTAATATAATTGATAGTTACTTACTTACAAAAGATTATGATAGACAGTTTAGATTATATCTTGATGGACAACTGGCATCAAAGCCGTTGCCGCCAAGCACAGATCAATTATATAGAAGTTACGGCCAAGAAATAAACAAAATTAAATCAATCAGTGACGAAGTAATTTATCATCCTGTAAAATACAAGCCTTTGTTTGGAAAATATGCAAACAGTGATTTACAAGCAACATTTAAACTGGTTAAAAATCCTGACCAAGTACTAAATGATAACGATGTTAAAACAAGAGTAATTGATGCGATAAATCAATTCTTTGCACTTGAAAATTGGGAATTTGGAGATACATTCTATTTCCAAGAACTAGTAACTTATGTAATGAACAGACTAGCACCGGATCTTGTTACAATGGTAATTGTTCCAAAACAAGCAGGACAAGTATTTGGTAGTTTGTTTGAAATACGTTCCGAAGCAGATGAAATTTTTATTAATAGTGCAACAGTTGCAGATGTACAGATTATAGACGAACTTACAGCAAGCAGATTGAATGCTAGCGGCACAGTTTTAACAAGTTCTAATATTTCAGGAAATACAGGAATAATAAGTACATCAAGTATAAGCA